TTATTGGTCAGGCCGCCGCTGGCGTCTGCTGCAACTTCGTATTCGATCCAGCCAATTTCACCGGGAGCAACAACCGTACCGGCTGCCACCTGAAGTTCTGCATAGCGGAACTTCTCAAACTTGATCATACCGTTGGTGTCTTTGACGTCCCGAAGGATACCGACAAGATAATACCCGGCAGTCCAGGTGTCAGAAAACTCGCCGCCAGTGGCGTCATAATAGACATTCTGGCCGAGAGTCTCGAAAGTATCCTCACTTGTTACCAGGTCATCAACCTGCAAAAGAATGCCCTCTTCAACTCGAAGATCGCCGTTTGCGCCGTTAGCTACGGGGCCGCCCTGTACGACACCGGCCCACTTTCCGGAACTGTCAACAATAAAAGTGCGGTCATTGATCGCAGATCCTGTGCCATTGGCAAACGGAATTACATCAACGCCGATTTCCTCGGTAAAAACCTCGACGAGGTCTCTCGTATCTTCCTGCATGGGAAGAGTCTGTACCTGTAAAGACATATCTTACACCTCCACCGCGCCGCCGATAGCGGACACGTCATTCTCATGAGAGACGCCGAACTGATTCATCTTGCTAGCAGGATCGGCGACTTCGCCCTGATACTGCTGATAAATCGCATTGGCTTTCACCTCGGCAACTACATCTTCGGACAGCTCACGGGCACCGACAACCAACTCAGCCGCTTCACGGGCCAGATTCTTCTTTCCGGTTTCCTTGATTTCCTTAGCCCCGAAGAGCTCGGACATCTTGGCTTCACGGACAGATACGGCGTTGGCCTTTCTCTCTTCGATAATTTCTTTGACAAATGCAACCGGTTCTTTCCCGCCTGTCATTTCCTTCACGCTCTTGAGCTGAGCAAGGTGGCTCTTTTGCTCGTCGGTAATCAGCATGTCTCCAAGGCCGAGACTTTTTGCAATCTCAGGGAGAGAAATTTCTCCATTCGCCTTGAAGGTTTTTAGCTGATCAAGAATCTCGTTCTTTTTCATAACCTCTCCTCTTTTATTGTTTGAATCCTGGTCCTTGACGGCACCAAGGTTATTCACTTTTTCAGCCACTTTCAGCATGGCTACCACACGCTCGTGATCATGCTCTACAGGTTTCGCTTTATTTATGAAATTCCTGAACATGATCTTGCTTTCGCTGATTTTGTTCTCTTTTGTTTCGTCGTCGTCGGTCGCTATGATCTCATCAGCGAACCCGGCGGCCTTGATCTCGTCACCGTAAAAATACGTCCCAGCATTATCGGGGCCGTTGTCCATTAGAGCCTGAATCTCTTCATCACTCATACCCGTGAGCTTCGCATAAGATCGGATGATAACCTTATCTGTTCTCTTAAGATCATCAGCCCAGAAAGCCATTACCCGGGAATCACCAATAACGCCCATCATGGCATTGTGTATCATGAAAACAGAGTTATCATAAGTAATACGCCAATCAGCGGCGGCAGCAATAACGGTAGCAGCCGATGCAACCAGACCGGAATAATAAACGGTTACTTTTCCGCCAGTCTCTGTTCTGTATTTTCTAATTTGGTTTGATATGTCGATACCTTCATAGATATCGCCTCCAGGAGAGTTTATGCTTAACTCAATATCGCCGGTCTCGCCGTCGAGAGCTTCGTGCATCATTTCTCCGTCGAAATCCCAACCGATACCGCCGGCAATTGCAATCTTTTTCATATATTGATTTTACTCCTAATAGGCACACACTGTCAAGTTATACCTGAGCGGGCAGATATTTGCCTGTGTACCACTCGTTTATGTAGCCTACACTGTCAGGCTGATCGATCCATTTTTTAAGGTCGGCGACGAACTCTCTCTGATCCATCAGCACCGGTTCAATCCAACATGAACAGTTCGCATGATTATATACCGGGGCTTCATCTATCTTGTACGGACTCGCCGCTTGAAGATCAATGCACCGCTGGCCGTTGTTCGTTTTGTCAGCACAGCAGTCAATCGGATTCCCTGGCTGTTTTTTCCAGTTTACCATACCGGTTACCGCCGGGTTAAATGCCGCCTGTCTGATACCTGCATCCTGGATCGATGCGTATAGCTCAGATCGCACCAGGCGAAGGGCCCTCCAGTCTATGCGCCTCGGTATCCGCTGAGCATACCGCCGTGACTCGGGGTCCAACCGGCCATACCGCCCAGGCTTAAACACGGCCTCGACTCCGTTCTCGGCTCCGATATCCCGGACATAGGTCGTGATATCATCAGCAATTTTAATAGGGTCACGGCCCTGAGCTAGCCCGGCATTGATTAGATACTGGATTCTGGTCTGATAATCTCCGAATATTCCGGTTGGAATCCTAAGCCCCGTAGATTCTGAAATTCTCCAAGTATTCCACACTGATTGGCTAAAAGAATACTGACCGAACTGTCGGTTAATCGTCGATCTCACAAGATTGAAGTTCACAACCTGAGCCATTCGATCCAGACCGGCCTCGGTTATTCGCCCGCCTACGTCTGCCCGGAGAGCAGCGTCCCGGATATAAAGCGTGTCAATCGGAGCGATGCCGTCAAGATACTGACGGCTCACAGCATCTGGGACGCCCTGCTCTATAGCTAGGGCGATCCTCTGGGCCTCCGCTTCGAGCTGGTTCTGTATAGCTCGCTTGCTGTCAATCGTTAGCCTGGATTGGTCAAGCAGCTCAGCACGGGCAACCCTGGCGGCTACCTGCTCCGATGCGTCTTTGTAGATCTCCTGGAGAGCTTTCATCTCCTCATCTATGCGGAGCGTCGTCCGATTGCGGGCGGCCTTGTAGGCTGCTGTGTATTCTGATTTAGTCATTCGTCACCCTGAAATGACGGCTCTTCACCGAGCAGACCAGCTGAATCCTGAACCGTCCCGAAATCTGAGTTAAGAGAAACACGATGAACAACCGCCTGACCGATGCCGTCGGCCCATTCCTCGAAATCCTGTTCTGTCGCCGTGGGAAAGTTCATGTCCCACAGTGCGTAAATCTGTTTCTTGGTTATCCCGGCCTTATCGATGATAGTCGCCAACCCACGGGTAAAGTTAGCGAATATCTCTGATTTAATCTTATCGCTTACCGAGTCAAGCTTGTTCCACTCAATTTCTAAATCGTCGTACTGATAATTAGCATTCCGTGCAACGGACAGAATGCGTAAAGACGCCTTCATGAGCTGAACATAGGAATAGTCTTTCTGCCGACGTTTATCCTGAACATACTGGATAAGCGTCGTCATCTGCTCTTCTGCTGTGTTCGCATTACCTTCTGTCTTCACTCCCCACACAATTTCCGGACAACCGGAACCCTCGACAATCTTCCGGAAGATTGTCTTTTGTGCTTTCTCGTATCCATCAATAACACGATCAGGGATGATAAAATCAGTCTCCTCGCCGTCGACGTTCAGCACGATATCCGTGATATTCAAGTCATACTCTTCGGCGAAGTTATCCGGGCCAGAGAATCCATTGTTCGTTAGCCACTCACCGACATTTTTTACTTTCTGTACTTGCTTAGCCGAGAACCGCACGAGCGCAGAAATCTTCTCATAATCAACATCATGATAATTCTTAAGATCAGTCAGGACCCGTGAGTAGTCACTATGTCCCCGGATCTCGTCTGAATCGGCATTGTTCACAAACGGAATCGGCAGACCCCCGATGTTCCGGGCCGTGTAATCTCGCATATCAGCAGGGATGTATCCACCGATGTGATCTACCTTGACTACATCCTCAGTAAAATATCTGCGCCGCCTTATCTCAACGGTGCGATTATACCCGGTTCTTACTTTCAACTGCTCCTCTGTGTAGATTGCTATGATCTCTCCTGTATCCATGGACGTGATTATGTCCATAACCGATGGGTCGTCTATAATCTCCCACCGGAGCGCACCGCCCGAAAATTTCGGCCAGACCCACGCTGTACCCTCCCTGTGGCTCTCCGTGTGGATCTTTTGCATAGTTGTTATGAATCGTTTTGTGAGTGCTGAAATCTCTTCCTCGGCTTTCTCATCCTCAACAGAAAAAGACGGGAACCCCATGAAGTATACCGGCGTGGCGATCATTGGGAACGCCAGAGCAGACGCCAACTTGAGCCCTGGATATTTCCCGTGATATAAACCTGATGTTAATGCTTTGTTCGCCACAAGATCATAAGATAGATTCTTGACGAAAGGTCGTGATATCTCTTTCTCGGTCAGGTTGTTGGTGTCTTTCTTCGCCCTCAGAAAATCGAATAATGCCATACTATCTCCTTCGGCGTCTCTCCGCCATTGCCTTTTGGAAGTCTTTGTCAAAAGCAGTACCGCCGCTGTAGTAGCACAGGAGCAGGGCGTCAGCTTTATCCGGGGATTTCCCATTCCTGTCTTTATACTTTTTCTTCGGC